TTGGACAAGTAATCCGTTGCGGTTGCGGTTGCCATTGTACCCAACCCCAAATTCGTCCGGGCCGTTGATGCGGTGGCCGTCAATTCGGAAAGATTATTTGCGATTGCTAAATATGAACCACCCGCGGCACCACCTAAATTTACAGACCACAATGCATATGTTCCGCTTCCTGCTTTTTGGTGAACATCGGCAACCATAACCCCGGTGGTTGAATTATATGATGTAACAGTGGCATGCATATGGTTGTTTGAATCATATGCGATAACGATTTCTTGTTGTTGGGAATAACTTAACCCGGTGCCAATCGTTAATGTTTTTGTTCCATTTGAAATGGTTAACGATGTTGTTGATGTGGTTGAGTAACGGTCACCAAGGGGACCATATGTTTCCAATGTTCCATCACCGCGGATATATTGTGATGTGGTACCCGTATAACCGGGGAAGGCGGTGGTTTGGACGGTGGAGTCTGGGAAGTGTATTCCAGCAGAATTAAAATAAAGAGATTGTCCTGTTGTTACATTAGAAGCACCGACATTTATAAAGTTTATAAAAGTCTGTGTATTGTTATCGTTACTATGAACAGTTAATTGACCACCAGTTATTGTAGCAGTTTCGTTATTATCAGTGTCATTTAAGATAATAGATGTATTATCAGCCATCGTCCCACCTGTAAGCGGAAGATAACCATTCAACACATCTGGATTGTATGCGGATGCTTGTGTGCTTCCGTCTGGGAAGGTTACGCCACTTGAACCAATGCCCCAAGATATGCCATCATCATAACCAGAAACACCACTATAATTTAATGATACATTTCCTTGACTGTTATTAAAATAATATCCGTTTGTTGCATTTATAGTTAATGAACCATTATTAACATCTTCGTGAAAATATAGATAATTAGGATTTATTACTGTTCTGTAATTATTGTAATCATATCCAATTAGTAAGCCACCAGAACCTAAAACAACATTATTAGTAAGTTCATCTTCTGTTCCATAAACTATATTTCCAGACATCGTTCCACCAGTAAGCGGAAGATAACCATTCAACACATCTGGATTATATGCGGACGCTTGTGTCGAGCCGTCTGGGAAAGTTATACCTGTATCTCCATTTATGCTTATTATTCCACCGCCTAATCCTGTATGTTTGAAACCCCAATAACAATTTATATAAGATTGGAAAAAACTTTCTCCATCACCTTGCAAAATTATTTGACCCGCTTGAATTTCTGTAAAATTATTTCTGTAATTCCCTTCATCATTCGTTCCCTCTCCTCTTACAATTAAACTTGGACTTGCAAATGGATCTTCTGGTGTAATTGATTTATATAATTCAAGATTAGCACCATTAGCCATTGTTCCACCTGTTAAACTTAATTTTTCGTCCAACGCATTTTGCAAATCTGTTTGCGATGCGATGCCCCCGGTGATCTGTCCCCATGCAACCGTTGGTGTAACCCAATGGGTTGAATAATTACTTGAATCAATTTTGGCCAATACCTGACCAGCGGTACCAGCTGATGGCACCCCTTGGCCGGGCGTACCAGCATCCCCTTTATCACCGCGGGGAATGGTAAAATTAAATATGGCCGCCGATGTCGAACCCGAATTGGTTACGGACGCGGATGAACCCGCCGCACCCGTTGTGGTTGTACCGACATTGATTGTGGCAGCGGTGCCGGGTGTTCCCGGTGTTCCGGGGTTTCCTTGTTCGCCCTGATCACCACGCGGGATGGTAAAATTTAAAATGGCGGCGGACGCGGTACCAACATTTTCAACCAATGCATCGGTACCAGCATCACCCGTTGTGGTCGTACCGACATTGACGGTGGCCGATGCACCGGGCGTACCCATTTGCACCTCAATGGATGCGGGCATTCCCGTTGTTACACCCAATGTAGCTTGTCCCTCAATGATGATATTTAATGCCATTATTATTCAATGGTAATATTATTAATAACATTCAACACAACGGTATCGCTGAAAAATATGATGCCATTGTTAGTGAAACGAATATCCCAATACGCCGATCCCAATGCCCAACCCGATGTATCCCCGTAAAATACGGTGAATGTGGTTGGTGATGTAACGGTTACGGTGCATGAATAAATGCGTCCGTTGGCATCGCGAATATCCGATGTAATCGTTAATCCGTTTAAATTAGGCGGCCCACCCGATTCAGGGGTGTATGTGCATGTGGCACCGAATGTGGATGCCCGTTTGTATGTGATAACTTGTGATGCCATGAATGCGGGTTGGGGCCTTACTTAATGCGATGTTGTCAATACCGCTACATTCCCGGCGGTGTAAAGAATCCAGCGGGTTGAACATCGGTTAATTTAGAATCTTTCATGTCTTTTATTACCGTTGTGGCATTAATTGGGTACCATGCATTTGGATCGATTGCCGGATATATTACCGCATAATTGGTTACATATGTGCTTATGTATTCACCCAATATTGTTTCGGTATAATTTTGGCACCGCGATGGTCCATGATAACCGGGATCAGCTGGTTGCCAACCGGGTGAATCGGGTGAAAAATCGGAATCCGTAAATGTATGTGTATGTGAAACATTTTCCGATTCCCTTGTTATTGTTTCGGTAATTGTTGGGGGATATTCGGGATTTGCCGGATAGGTCCATGTGGTAACAATTGTTGTTGTATCCAAAACCGCGGTTGCGGTTACCGATGTATTTAACCATGGTTTGTGTAAATCACTCATGTCTTCAACAACGATAATTCTTCCTTTGTATTTTGCTTTATTCAAAAAAGATTTTTGAGCATTGGTATCAACTAAAATTATTGTTTCATTTTGAATTTCCCGCGGGAAACCAAATTCAGCTTCACCGCCATGTCCAATTAAATAATCCCAAACAGATAATTTTGCCAAATACGGGTTGCCCGATGTTTGAACAACATTCATTCCGCCATACAATTGTTGGCGGATTGTCCATTGGGTGGTTGTTCCTTCACCACCAAATTGGTAAACATCAACCGATATTGTTGAAATATTTGAACCACTTGAATGCGAATATGATGTTACAACACCTAACATATATCCTTTAACCGTTGATGAATATGAATCAACCCTGATTACATCACCAACTTCAATGGTTGGTTGTTGGCCCGGATAACTAAATGATTTTGAACCCAAACCCAATGTGTTTGAATCGGATGATGCCACCACAAATATATCCGCACCATATGATTCAATGCCGGGCCATGATGGTTGTTCAACCGCCAATGAGCGGAATTGAAAAAATGGCATCCCATTGGGTATGCCTGACATTATTTTTCGTACTGATCGCGGATCAACAATATCCATTGGTTACATTGGCCAATAGAAATATGCGGCCGAATTGGGTAATGTGTATTTGTTTCGTTGGGACCAAACAGAATTAAATAACAATTGGGTTATGTTAATGGTTTCCGTACTTGGTTCCTTGGTAACCATGGCCAATAATATATAACCATAATCGTCCGAATCGGTTAATATTGCATTTGATGAAATCACTTGCGGATATGATGATTCGGTAATGTTGTTGTTTGGCCAATATTTGGTGGAACCACCTTTTGGTCCAGCTCTTAAATAAATCCAACAATTTCCATCACCATTAAATGTGCAAACACCATATGGTGTTGGTAAAGCTGTTAATAAATTTGATGGCCCCGTTCCGGCAATTGTTGGAATTAAACCATTCATTGTTCCGGCCCGGCATGTAAAACGGTATTCACTTCCAACCTTATTAACCGATATTGTCCATGGGTATAATACGGTTTGTTGGGTTGTTTGGTTTGTTGTGATTGTTGTACCACCAGCACCATAAGATATTGTTGGACCATCACCCAAATAAGGAATGGTTAATGTCGTTTGTACCGCGTTGACCAATTTGTTTAATTGGTTTGCGGATATATCTTCACCCGTTTTGAAACGGGTTACAAATTGTGATCCTGTGCCGCTGAATCCTAAATCTTCCATTGTTAGAAGATTGATGTTTGTCCTTTTCCGTAAATATCCGAATCCCAAACATAGGGTGAAAACATAACATCATATGTTACTTTGTAAGCTGCAACATTGGATGGGTTGCCAATCACTTCAATATTTGCAGCGGTTAATAACAATGTACCGGGATTAGATACATTTAATGGTTGGCATAATATATTTGCATCCCCGGCTGAATTGAATGTTCGACCAACGGTATTTTTTAATGCGTTAACACTACTTACTTTTGATGAATCAAAAAACATTTGTCCGCGGACCGTAAACATAGGCCTTAAAAATTGTCTAATTCCTGCCTTTTTGTTTGGATCTAATGTGGCATTGGTTTGAACACCAAAACCGCCAAATGTAAATTGTCGCGGGTTAGAATTTGCCACTTCATTAAATATAGCTTCATTGTAATTTACCCCGCCAATTTGTGGTGGTGTACCAGCTAATGGAAATGATGTATCACCAATTGTTGAATCCGTTTTCTTTGTAAAATTTGGGTGGGTTTCGATTGGTTGTGATGCAGTTGTTGAAACACCTGAAATTTGGGCATCGGTATAACCACTTGATCGGGCAATTCCCATGAAATCCGCGGTTAACATTGTAACATTACCCTTGGCGGATGAAAATGTGTATTTGTACGATTTCATTACAACACCAACATCCGATGGATAGGTTAAACCCGCATTACATTGTGTAATGATTGTGGACATATTTGATGTATCAAACGCATATGTTACTTGTGCTTGTGTTAAACCATATGCATCCAAATGAATGTTGCCTGACGGTTGTTTTACAATCGTCATTAAATCATTGCCAAATGTTAATGCTGTATTTGTTGCCATAAATTATCTTAATTTTGCGGGTGATTGTTGTGGGCCTTGTGCGGCAATGTGTTCGGTTGCCACAGCGGTACGCCGGGTGTTTTCGGCAATATCATTTGGGCCAAGGCCTGCCATTACCGATCTAATATCACCACCGCCAATTTCCTGCAATGATGATGCAACCAATGCCTTAGCACCGGGTGTATATTCCTCGGTTATTGGTTTTTTTTCTTTGTCTTTTTCGGCCTGAATTTCATTTAAATTATTTACAAGAAAACCAATAAATGCCTTTTCCTCATCACTTGCAATTAATCGCCTACCCGGTTTGTTATATCTGTCGGAAATTAAATTTGCCAAATCAGCTGCATCCATTCCGCGTTTTTCCCCGGCTTTGGTAAGTAATTCGGCAATCTTAATTGATGAACCCGGTTTATTTAATGCACCCGCATAATCTAATCCTTGTTCCTTCATAATGTCTTTTAAATCACCAAATATTTCAAATTTTTCCATATGCCTTCCAAAAAATGATGTCAATGAACCATATGTATATTTTTTAAATGTAGCTTCGGCCTTTTCAACTTGTCGGGCCGTTCTTGCACCTGTTTTAACTTCACTTTCTGTATATACATTCATTAACCTAATTCTTTCTTTTATAGCTTCATTTCCTTCCTTTAAAATGGTTACCAAATCGGCACCAGCACGACCAAACGAATCGGTTGTGTCTTTTGCTAAAATATTTGATGCAGCGGTTTCACCATAAATTTTCTTATTTCTTTCATATGCCTCGGCCAATTTGTATAATACATCAGTTGATTTAATTGATCCTGACATTACTTCCTTTTGTGTGAAACCATAACGCAATAATTTTTCTTGTGCTTGTTTGTTGCCCTCGGCCGCTGCACCCAATGTCTTATTCGCAAAGGCAATGGATCGGCCCATGGTTTCCATATCAATATTAAATTCTTTTCCTAATTTTGAAAATTGTTGTAGTTCAACGCGGGTAACACCAAGTTTACGGGCCATGTTATCAATTTCTTTGAATTTTTGAAATTGCTCGCCTATTCCCTCAACAAATTTTGAAACAATATTATCTAATGAAAACGCCGATGCTAATTTGTTTTTTAATCCTTTGGCATATTCACCAATCCAATTTTTGAATACAGTACCAGCTGAATTAACCGCTGCTTCCGCACCTTTTGGTACATCGGTAAAATCACCACCAAATTTAACTTTTACATCATCTGCCATAATTAATTGGATCTATTAATATTTTTTGTTTTTTGTTTTTGTTGTTCGGCCATGTCTTTTTCCATTGCATCCCATTCAGCTTCGGAAACAACGCTAATCGTTGAACCTTCCGCTTGCATATGTGCAATGTGCATCCAAATGGCTTCCGATTCCGGCATTGTCCATGCCTGTTCATATGTGCATCCGTTACGCATTAATGATGCAACAACCACTAAAATCCAATCAATTCCCGAATCGCCTATTCCTGATTTTTTTGCCCAAAATCGTGGCCATAACGATTGTTCATTAAAATAAATTAATAATTTGTATGCTTCTTTTTTTAATGCGTTACGGTCAATTTGCATCCGCTTATAACGCACCATTTCAAAAAAACTTAATGGTTTTCGGGCATCATCTAAATTGTGTGTGGATAGGATTTTTACCGCGTTCATTATATCTGTTGCACCAACATCCTGATCCGTTGATAAAACAGGGGAATCAATTGATTCCAATGCCAAACGATGGCGTAAACAAAACGGCAACAATTTACGGCCCGCCACTTTAATGGTTGGTCGTAAAATTGTCGCCGCTTGTGTCCACCTTGATGCCATGGTGGGAAATACCCCGGTGGGGTTAGGCAATTTCTTGGTACTTAACCAGCTTCAAACCAACCTTACGATACCCATTATTGGTACCATTGTCGGTTATTTCCTTAATAATGTATTGAATTGAATTATATGTGAAATGATCACCAACAACAGGGGTTGTTGCACCTGTTTTTAAAACACCCGATAAGCTTACTTCCGCCCGGGTATCATCCAAACGATTTGTAATCACTTTGCCATATTCGTCCGTCACTTCTACATCCAATGCCTTTTTAAAACTAATATCATCGGATTGTAATGTTAAAAATGATGCGGTACCAAGTAAACCGTATTGGTGGGAAACACCGTATGTGGTAGCTGTGTCGGACATATATTATGCGATGTTGTCAAACCAACGGTGGGTAAACGGCAACCAATGTATAATGGATCACATTACCATAACGGCGGTCGGCAATTCCCTCATCATCCGAATTAACCCATCCGGCGTACAATTGGCCTTGGGTCCATGCGGCTTTTAACCCATCAATATTTTGCATTAACCCTTGGAC